ACAACGTCCCCGCAGCACCACCTTTTAGGCTGCTATTAACCAAAAAAGCTCCCGCAATAACCCCACCAGTATTAATAGTAAATACAGCGGGAGAAGTTGCGCTGGTTACCACCGAAGGATTAGACGTAGTAGCAGTAGCAAAAGTCGTTGCCCCGCGAGTAGTTTGACTGTACCCCGTAAACTCAGTCCAAGCGTGGCTCGACATTGTGTCGTTAGCAGAATATGTGACGCTTGATCCCGGTCCAGTTATAAGACCAACAAACCAATTTGTAATCTGCGAAGTACTAGCCAGCGCGGTTCCAGCCATATACTGGAGACCCACATTCATTACCAGATTGCGGTTCTTCTCTTCCCACTTCAGGTTTCCGTCTTTGTCGTAGCAAAGAATGTGGAACTCACCTGATGCCAGCAATTTTTCCACGGCTATGCAATCCTGATAATTGCGGATGTGTTGGTCACTGCGGGGAACTGCACGGTAAACGTGTTAGATGATGTCTTGTCCGAGCCAAAGTCCAACACGCAAATGGCGGGATTTGTAACGCCATCAGCCAGATAAATCAGCGCTCCCCGCGCAGTAAAGCCAGCAGTCCAGACGGCGTTATCGAATGACCAGTACGAAGTCGTGCCGGTATTACCCACAGTAGGGACTTGGCTAATAACAAGGACTTGCCCCCCAGCGGTATACCCCGAGGCAGAAACCTCGCCATCTGAAGTGTACCCTGTAGTGGTCGCATTTAGCGTAGCTGCGTTGGTGTACAACGCGATCTTGAAGACCTGCGTCGTACCCGTGTTGAAGTTGAACGTCCCACTTGGAAGCCCAGTCTTAAACGTGTTGGTTGACCAATTTCCCGTGAACGCCAATTAGGTCACCTTCTGCCGATACTGCCCAGAACGATAAGCATCCTGGCGCTCCAACCCATCGCCAAGGCGTTTTGCAAGACCCAGCGCTTCTTTATACTTGCCGTCGTATAACTGAAGCATGTCCTGCTCACCCTTCATGAAGGTGTAGGCTTCAACAAGTGTCCCGTACAACAGTACCGTGTCAAAATTATCGCCTAGCCAGCTTGTTCCCGACGTTATGATTGAGGGTGGATAGAAGAAATAGTGCAACTCCATCGTGTATGTGGCGTCTGGAGTTGGGCCAAGAATGAATGTCAGTTCATTTATGTCGCTTGACCGTGGGCCGAACAGCGCGTAGTACTTCGGAATCGCCGTGTCCGTTGGCTGCGGGTACGCTTCGCGAATAAAATTAACGTCTTTATTTAGCAGGTACGAATAGTTACCCGTCGCGTCAACAACCGCCATAGAGTATGACGACAAAAAATCGTCCGGACAGGCAAGATACTTGTTTGACGGAGATGTTGTACCCGTCACGTTTTTACGCAACGAAGGGAACTGGACCGTATTGTAAATGCGTTGTTCCGCCTGCTCAATGAACGTATTCATGTTTGCGGTGGGGAACGTGTTCTCCGTATAGTCAGAGACCGCAGTTACAAGTTCGGTGTAGTTCACGCCATTGGCCCCCGAGCCATCACGCCTTTAGTGGCAGCGCCAGTACCACGGATTTTGATGCCCGTAGCTTTAGGCTCAGCGTATGGCTTAGACCGGAACTCCCCGACACTCATCGCCAAGTCATCCGGTTTAATCCGTTTGCTTGCGCCGTAGCCGTTATTGCCCAGATCTACCCCAGCTTTGCCGTCCATGGTGTGCGGAGGAGCATACACCTCTGCGGGGCCGACCTCTTTGCCGCCTTGCTTCATGCTGAACTTGGCCATTATTTGCTGCCTTGGTTCATTGCACGGGACAGATTCTTCCCATACTTCATGCGGTCGTCCGTAGTGGGGCCGCCAGCTTTCATACGCTTAGCGCCCTTGTGCATTTTTTTCTCATGCGCGCGGACTTCCGTGTCTGCGATAGCCTTAACCGTTTTCCTATCCATGATGACTCCTATGTCGTCACAACCGTAACTGTACCCAATTGCACCTGCAAAACCAAGTTATTCGGCGTAAGCAGCGTATCAAAACTGCTCGCACCACCAACCGGATTCCACCCCCACTGAAACACCCGACTACCACCGCCCGAGTAACCGTCTACAAGAAGCCCAGACACTTGGTAGCTATTGTCTCTACGCGGATCGCGCACGCCCTGCGGGTCGTCAACCGGGTACATCCCCAACTGTAACTGCGGGTGATCTGGGTCCCAACAATTCGGGCAGACCAATAGGTTGTACGTCTTGGTCTTGATTACTTCCTTTCTAAGGATGCTGAGCTTAAACCGAAACGAACATCTATCGCACTCGGCAATAGCATTCTTGCCGGAAGAAAACCTATTGCCCATTTACGGACCATACCCAATAAACATCTGGCGCGGCACCAAACGAAGTGCTGCGGTTTCTCTATCTTCTTGCGCGGCCATTTCCCAAGCCTCGTCATACTGCATCTTCAGCACTTCAAGCCGCTGCATCCCATCGGGCACCTTCAACGCCACGTAGTACGCAAGCCCAGCGGCCATACAAGGAATAAACCGAAACGGAACGTCCATGACGTTGACACCGCCGCCAGCATCTTGGGTGCGACGCATACGCCAGTAAACAAGCTGATAGGGGGTGCTGTTGTCTGGCGTTGGCCAGACAGTGACTGCCGGGACCTGCTGCCAATAAACTGTAGCGCCTGCTGTGTGTGCCGCAGCGGTTGTGTTCTGCTGCGCTCGGAAACAGTTGTACAGCGTGGTGCCGCTGATGTATCCGTAGTTAATGATCTCGGAATCAATCTTCACGAACCCTGCGGCAGGCAGATTATTTACGGAGCTGACCGTGATCGTGTCGTCGGTGCTGGTGATTGTCGTGCTCAGTGTGGCAGACACCGGAGAAGTCTGTGCGTTATAGCGCTGTACCCACACCTGAATTGGGCGCCCCTGTGCAAGCTTGTTCGGCAGCGTGGCATACGTGGACACGCTGATGCGAGTGATTGTCAGATCTGATTGGTTAGCGTCGCTGTTAGCGTTCGTGCGGATCACATGCTCAAGCAAATCAACTGTGTCGTTGGGTAGCGGGTAGGTGTTCTGTCCCGGTACCAGGGTGATCGTGCCTTGCTCAAACGTCCACATGTTGACGCCTCGATTTGCCCAATCGGCAAACATGAGGTTGAGCGACCGCCTCGCGGTACGAAGGTCGTATCCAGAACGCAACTCCGAGCCAGCCCGCTCAAAGGCTTCCTCGACCAATTCAGTCAGGTCAAGGTTGAATGCTGTTTGGCCGGAAGTGTTTGCCATTAGAATTGAATACCATAGAGTGGGTCAAACGCACCACTTTGGGCTTGTTGCCGTACAGCCTGTTGTGTTGGCTGTTGTACAGTGTTCCTTTGATTTTCCAGCCGCTGTCTGTTCGCTTCGTTTAACTGCGCTTGTGTTGTTGGCGCCGGTCTTTGAGAGTATGCGTCTTGCGTACGGAACAGACTACTTAACCCGCCGTACATTTGGTAGGGGTTGGGCCGCTGTTGTTGGTATGGATTGAATTGCTGTTGACCGCCATATCTTTGCGGCATGTCCATAGTCATTCCGCGCCCCATGCCGCTGTCATCTAAAGCAGCACGCAGCCTGTCAGCTTGGGACATTCCTTGGAATGCGGGGTTCATTTGGTTGGGGTTGTATTCTTCGGCAACATTTACACCGGGGGACGCCCCCTGTGGCTGCTGTGTCGCCATAGCCGCTTGATATTGTTGTTGCCCCCGTGGGTTGTACGTGTTAATAGCCCGCTGAAACAACTCTTGTTGCTGTTGCGGAGACATGTTAGCTTGTGCCGCTTGCCCCGCTGCATTCGCTTGAAATTGTGCCAATCTAGCGGGGTCCATTGGGCCGTTACTATCTGCTATGGCGCGATCTCTTTGGACCCCCGCAAACGCAGCTTGCATCCCTGCGTCTGGGCCTTGTTGCGATCTTTGCTGGGCGGCTTGAAGAAGCTGGTTTAGCTGTCCTTGACCCGCAGCGCCCAATCCGCCGGGCTGCTGCGTTGGTTGTTGTAGTTGGGCTACTCTGTCACGCAACATCTGCTGCTGTTGTTGGCTCATTTGGGGGTTATCGGAAAAACCACCCTGTTGTTGCTGCGGACCAAATGGGTTTTGAAACTGCGGCATAGGGTTGTACCCACCAACACCGCCAAGCTGCGAACTAAACTGATTCTGTTGCAATTGATGCGGGATCTGAAACCCAAACTGGCGTTGATCCGCTGGGGAGTACGGGTTGTATATGGTCGGCGCGTTATAAGGCGGTGTAGCAGGCCTAGGAGTAGTTTGCGGTGGTTGCTGTGGTTGCTGTGAACCGGAGCCAGTTCCGTACTCAGGTCTGTTTGGGTTTGCCGCAACAAACGCATTCATGCGTTCCCGATAATTTGCCGGTAAGTAGCTGCCCGTGTTTGGCGAGTAAGACGATGCGTTATTGCCGTTAAACAGCCCGCTACCCTCAGCGCCTTGCGCTGATTGGCTTGCCGAACCCCCGGCTCCAGATCCACCCGCCATCACTTCCTCGCTGTTTTAGCTGAATCAATAAACGCTTGCGCAGTAGGCGCGCCCGGATCTCCGGGCTTGCGCATTTTCTCTCCGCGCTTACGCTTGGCGTTGATGTTGGCGTACAAGCCAGCAGGTCCGCCCTTCTTGTATTGCGTAAAGTCAGTGTCGTCGCGACGAGCCTTGACCTTTGGCTTTGGCATCTTGCTGGGGTTGATGTCCCCCATGCCGCGACTGACTCTCATACAAACCGGCCTTTGGTTTTGCCTTTAGTAGCGCAACCGTCTGCACGTTTGGACGCCGAAGAAACTACGCCGCCTTTTTTAAAACCCAGCGCTTTACGGAAGCTTTCGCGGTTAGCCGCACGCTCTTCCTTGTTGGGGCGCCCTAGGTACTTCTCAGCAAAGGATGGTTCAGCTCTGGGCTTCTCTGCCGGGGTCGGCAAATCTGCGTATCCCCGACGCATCGCCGCGGCCATATCAGGGGACTGCATACCGGCAGACGCATCCACCGCTGTATCCAGCGCAGCACGTTTATTACCGAAGCGCTCCGCGGCGGCGTTACTTTCTGCTGCCGACATCTTCTCGCCAAGATCGGAATCTTTGCCTTCGCGCCCAGGCTTGTACTCAGGACCGGCGCCGCCTTTACGGGTAAGCCCGCGTTTGGCGTTCAGGTAGTCCCGCAGGTTCGTGTATTCCGAAGCTTCAAGTTCCGCTTTGCTGACGACTGGTGCTTTAGCCATGATTAGCAGGCTCCGCCTTTGCTGAGCATTTTACCCTTAGTCTTGCCTTTCCGGGCAATCCCGTCCGCACGCGAAGAAGCCGAGCCGCCCTTCTTCATGCCTTTTGCTTCTGCCATTTCGTGCTTCACCATGGATGCCGGAGCGCCTTTCTTCTTCATGAAAGCCACTTCTTTGCCGACCATTGCTTTGGACTCTTTCATACGATTCTACCTTTAGTTTTGCCGCGCTGTGCGCAGCCGTCTGCGCGGGAAGATACAGAAGAAACGGAACCGCCCTTCTTCATGCCTTTAACGTCTTTCATGTCTTTAAGACGCTGCGCGTTACTTTCCATTTCTTCTTCGCGCATATTTTGGAGGCGGTCGTAGGCTTTCTCCAGCGGTTTACGTCGTATACCGCCAAAGTCGTAAAAAAAGCCTTTGCCTTCGTCAACCATCATGTGCCTACCGCCAATCGGTACGCGGTTTTGTTGGTCGTACTTTTCTTTTATCTTTTGCTGGCGTTCCATCAACTGCTCTTTAGCAGATGTGTCACCGCCACCGGCCATGCGCTTCATGTCGCCACCTTTAGAAAACTTGCGACCCTTGTCAGCCGCTGAAAAGTCCTTGCCCACGGACTGGGGTACGCCAACTTTCTTGGCAAAACCGGGGCTGTGGGCTACAGCCTCCATAAAATTATGCTGCTTCTTACTCGTCGAGGGCATCTTGCTTTTTCCGGCTGACAAGATCCTGTACCGTCTTGGTTTCCCAAATGCGGATGCTAACCCACACGATACTCAAAAGCGCAGAGACGGCGGGTAGCATTTCAACCAATGTAGCCACAACAGTGAAAATGGACAAGCCATCTAGGAACTGTTTCCCGATTTCTTGCTGTTCTTCAGTCAACATTTCCATGCCCGCAAAGATTTGTTAATACGGGAATCTGGGTCGTTGGCAGTCTTAGCGCTGGTGAGCTTCTTCTTCATACCCGACATCCGGGCACAGAATGAGTCACGGCGAGAGCCGCCTTCGGGTTGCGGGGGTTTCAAGTCCATCCCCTGCTTTTTAGCGGAAGCCCTGCCCTTGGCGTTTAAACCGCCTTCGGGGTTCTTGCCTTCTTTGCGAGTCCACGCCGGAGACTTAGCCATTTTGTGTCGGCCACGTGATGTTAAACGGGTCTGGCTGGGTAGTGATATCGCGTAATGCTTGACGATACGTTGCCCATGCTGTTTTGTCAACCGGAGAGTCCGATAGCTGGGTCCAGTCGCAGTCTTTAAGCATCTGATTCCGGGCGCTACGGATTGCGGTCCACTGGGCATCAACTCGTGCCTGAAGTTCTTCAGAGGTCAGCGGTTCTACATTGACCAAGCAGCACATCCCGTCATACAGATGCGGGGCAGCAGGGACAAGTTTCTCAGTGTTGTAGTCGTATGGTTTCCCTGCGGAGAGAACGTAGTAGCCCTCTTCAGCGATCCACTCCAACGATGGGCCACGGTCGCCAAATGAAGTATTGGGGAACCACTCGGTGTGATCTTTAATGACCAAATCTTGATTAGCAAGTTGCACGATTACCTCGTTGGGAATGCTGCTGTTGGCGTTGTGATGGTCCGGGCAACGCCGTTGGTGACGCGTAGGTCTTGTATGTAGCCGTTAAAGAATTGTGATGGGGTGTCACTTTCTGCGCCGACTGTAAATGCATTTGTTGCGTCAAACAACCCGGACGCATTTGTTGTAGTAGCCCTTGAAACCCCATTTACATACAGGGTGAACGTGCTTCCGCTTCTTACAACAGCTATGTATTGCCAAACATTTAATGATATTGTGAATGACGTTGTAGATGTAGATAGGTCAAACAAAACGGATGAACCGTTTGAAGATGTTATAAAACGCAAATATCCCGTAGAGCCTGCGGAAAACATTAGCGCCCAATTAAGGGTTGTACTTCCGGTACTGCCCGACCACTGCCCCGCAATCATTGCTTCATTGGCTACTGAAACCGGATAAATCCAACATTCAATAGTAAAATTGCCCGTGCCAAACGCAAATCCGGGGCTGTCCGGCATTCTCAAGTAATCCGTGGTCCCGTTGAACCGCATACTGGTTGGCTCAAACCGGTATTGAGAGATGCTGGCCTGTGCGCTTCCTACCGTGATTGCATCGTTCTGGGCCGCAGCGTCGTAGATTCCTGCGTTGGTAAAGTTGGCAAGCAGACTGGTGTTATTAGCCCCAAAAACCGTATTGACATTAGTTGTGCTTGAGTAGCTTGCCGCGCTTGTGGAACCAGCAGTGGTCAGCGGAGCTAACGTGGGCGGGGTGAACGCGCCGGTGTAGACTGCTGTGCCGTTAACGATACGAAGATTGGACAAATAGCCAACCCAGCCTAAACTAAATGCAGCCAGACCATTAATTCTTG